ATTGGGCGCCAAAGTTATGTATGTTCTGGAGGAACACGATGTCCGCCCATTTAAACTCATCTTCTGTAAAATCAGGGTCTTGCTTACCTGTTTCAGCACAGTAGCTTAAAGGGTTAAGATTTTGTTTAATCTCAACCTCATCCTTACACTTCTCCTGCAATTTAGACATAGGGAGGATAACACGATAGTACGCGCATCCTCCCTCATTCGCAGGGCAAGCTAGTATTTTTAGCTTACTCTTTTTAGTCACTAGTCTACTTTAATACTCTTAAGATGAGCAAGATAATCTTCATCCTCGTCAGAGTCAGTAGTTGCTTGTGATGTGGTACCTGTCGGGCGACCTGTAACAATAGCTTCCATTTCCATAGCCATATTCTTTAAGTCGTCATACTCTGCAACCTTAACAAGACCGTGAATATCATGAAGTTCGTCCATCCATTCCGCACATTGCTTTTCAGAACCTGCTTCGGTTTGTTTTGGTTTTGGAGAAGACTTATCATAATTCGGCCATTGTCCTTGGGTATCTTTTACAACTTTGAAATCCCAACCTTCTTTTAGGTCAGTAATATCCCCGAAGTCTTCGTCAAAGAAACAGTCAAGAATCTTACCAAACAGCTTCATGCCTACAGATAAAATCTTTACAGACTCATCACGACGGTCTACTACGTTTAAATAATAACGCTTGCGTGGTTTGATAGAACGTGCAAGGTCTTGCGCACCATCCACATCCATTTTCCATAATTTGTAATATAAATCACAAACAGGGCATGAATCTCCTTTTACTCTAGGGCAGTGATAGTTCTTTTCATCTATACGGTGAATCGCAGTCTCCGCATAAAAATCCGTATCAGAATCTCCTGAAGGGAGAACACGGATTTGGGAAGTTCCCTCCTCCATCATAAAAAACTTCTTTAAGAAGTCGTTGTTTCCGCCACCTGATTGGGCGTTTTGAATTTGTTCATATTTTTGTCTTAGTTTGTCTATATTGACCATGGTTTTACTCCGTTAATTTGGTTGTTGAATGTAAGGGGGGAAGCGACATTTACAGCATGTATCTCAGGACAGTGAGGTAGTGCAAGCTTAATTGCTTGGCTTAGCCTGCCCACTATATGTCCGGCGCCTAGTCTTACTTTAGTACTTCCCCCTTACAGTTTATTATAGTTGGGTTTATCCAATATCTCCAACTAATTTTACCTCTGCTCTTTTATTTGCAGAAATCTGGACCAGCATATCTTTTTGATGGTCTAAAGAGTTCATAATATTTTTAGCTAGGTGGTACTTGTGAGCAGCCTCTGTTTTTAACCGGTCCTTCTCTTTTACAGTGCTTACAGTTTTTACATAAGCATCCAATGCTCTATCAGTTGCCTTTTTACCGTCGTCTAAAAGTTCTGCTCTTCGTTGCTCTCTAACCCTAGCCTCTTCCTGCTCCCAAGAATTTGATACCATATCAACCTCTCTCTTCGCATAAGCTAAAACCGCTCCAAAAAATGCGTATACTCCTGTATGTTGAAGAAGCGCCTTTTCTATATTACGCTCGTCGATACTTAAATAAGATTTTGTTATATCTAAATAAGTATCTTCTATTCGACTGTATGTTAATTCTATATCATTCATTACTACTAAAAATATATTGAAATAGTTCAGGGTTTAAACCTGCAAGTTGTTGGATTACATTAGATGTAACCGTGGTTAAGTATTCATTTCCTATTTGAGGCATTTCGTCATCATCCCCTAATCCAACTAAATCAAAAGCAATATGGCAAATTTCATGAAGCAAAGTTCCTTTGTAATCTTCTACAGATTGACAGGGGTCAATAGTTAATACGCCTTTGGGGAATTCCACACACCCATACAAATTATCTTTAGCTAAAGACCTTTGGTCGATTGTAAAAGTTTTTATTCCAGTATAAACTTCTAAAGGGTGTTTTGGAAGTGATTGTTTTTTTGTTGCCATTATGCTGTCTGTTCTTGTACTTGCTCTTGAGATACGACAAGTCTTGTATAATCTACTTTAATAGGTACGATAAACCTTGCTCGACCATTTCGAGATTTCATTAAATATAAACGTGCGTCACCACTATCGAACTCTTGCTCGGTTTGGTTTATAGAGAAGACTAAATCACATACGCGAATTTTACCGTACGAATCAGCCAATTCAGCGTCTGTAATAATTTGAACTTTTTTACCTTCGCGATTAGTTTGTGTTGCAGTCCACACCAATAATTTATATTCTGTAGCCAACCCTCTTAATTCTTGGGCGGTTCGTTCTTGTGCTTGGTATTCTGCAACAGTGGAATCCGAAGATAACAGCTCTAAATAGTCTACGATTAAAACGTCTGGAGTAAAATCTTCATAGTTCCTTAACTGATTTAAGTATGCTCTAATACCGCTCACACTTAACCTTTTAGTAGGAAATTCTTTAATCATAAGCCGCCCTTTTCCAGGGAGCTTTTCCTCAATGGTGGACAGTCGCTCCTCCACGTCTTTAACACGCTTTGAAAGTTGCTTTTGTTGAATCCTAGTAAAAATACTATCCAACCTTTGAGCTACTCTATCTTCAGCCATCTCTAACGATAAATACACCACATTATATCCATCCAAGACTGAGCGTACCGCTTGATTAGCTAAAAACAAAGACTTGCCAACTCCAGGAGGAGCGACGACCATTGCCATTTCTTTTGAAGCTAACCCACCTTCAAGGGCTTCGTTTACAGTTTCAAAAGGGGTTCTAAACTGGGAACTTACTTTATTATCTTGCAGTCGTTTCCACCGGTCTGCAATTCCAGTAAAATAATCCGTACCTAAATCGACATTTCGACTGACGGTTAATGCTGTTTGAACCTCCTCGGCAATAGCTCCAAAATTCTTTTTCTCTAAATGGTCTACTGAATTAATAATAGCTTCTTTCAAAGACTGCTCTTTAGCAAACTCTTCTACACAATCCAAATAATATTCTTCGTTTTCAATGGATTTAATATCCAACTTATTAATTTCAGCTAACTCATCTTTATAATCTCCAAACAACTCATTAGAGGCTAAAATTTTTCTAGTTTCTTCTAGTAGCTGTTCATTCGTAGGAAGCTTCTTATACCTAAGAAAGAAATCCTTTAAAGTAGAGTAGAATTTTTGATGAGACGGAAATTCAAAATATTCCGCTTTAATCATAGGCATTGTTTCGATTAAAAATCCTTCTTCGGATTTTGATAGGTAAAGAATGCCGCGCTGTATTGAGTCTTGGAAGTTATACGCCATGACCTATAATAGACAAAGAGCTAAGATATTGAATGGTTTTTAGTTAGTACTTCCGAACCCACCGTCGCCTCTATCAGTCATAAGCTTTCCAAACTCTTCTATGGTAACAGGTTCCAAAGAAACTTGAGGAAGCTTGTTGATTACTAATTGGGCTATCCGTTCACCTCTTTTAAGGATAATTCCCGAATAAGGTGCTAGATTTCTAATAGGAACTTTTAACTCCCCTCTATAGTCGGAGTCTATGGTGCCTGGAGCGTTAGGCATAACAATATGTTTCTTACTCATAGAGCTCCTTAAACGGATTTGTCCTTCGTAGCCTTCTGGTATAGCTATTCTTATACCTGTAGGAACGAGTGCCATACTCGCGCCGGGAATTAAAGTCTCTTGAGATACCGCTAAATCAAACCCGGCGGCTCCTTTAGTTTCTAATCTAGGAGTTGGATTGTCGGAAGTGTTTAGTATTTTAATTTTCATCGTGTTGTTATAGTGTAGAAGTGTTAATTATGAACTGCCAAAATCTTGCCTATTTTGTAAGTACTAATCTTGGGAATATTGTTATCAGGGGTTATTCCTAAAGCATCAACGATATAATGCCAATCAGCGGCATAGTCTCTAGAGGTAACACCTACGGACTGAGCTATTTTGGTTTTAAGGGCTACAGATGCCCAGTCTATCCTCCCAGGGCTTAAATGAGAGCTCAACCCTCCTCTATTTTGGGAATCTTGAACCTCTCTCTGAACTATATCCCAATAAATTAAATCGGGGTTGTGTAGTCTATGAACTACATCTATCCATTGAAAGATTGTAGGAACAAGATAATTATCCCCGTTAGTTATCAGCACGTAATCAGAGTCTTTAGACACTAGATTCATAAGTCCATAATGCCTGTTAGCATGACCTACCTGACCCTCGCGTTCTTCCGAGCAGGTATATGTAATCCTCTCATCTAAATACCCGTTACGGGTTAAATCATCTTTCATTTTACGATAAAAATCATCATTTCCGTCGTGTATAATATGAAGTTTCCAATTAGGGTAAGGTGACCAATTATCATTATAGTTGACATGGAACCCCGGCTCGTGGGTTCCATCGAAATGTTCCGCAAGTATCTGAGCCTTTGCACTGTTTATAAGAGTTTTAAGTACTTCATCATGGTGGTAAGTAATAACAACCACTTCTATTGAAGTAGAACCCGGAAGGGCACTTAGAATAGGTCCTTTGCATGGCATGGGACTAGAAAAACAATTATAATTGTGTATAGAGCAGTGGACGTCGTTTAAATCATTTAATTTCATCGTATTATCGTTGTTTTATATCATCTAGTGATAAGCCTCTATAATCATAGCGGTCTCTTTTATAAGGTACTGAAAAATGGTTAGGGCTTCCCAAAGGAGACGATGTATGCAACGAACATAATTTTCCTGGTCCTGTGCCTATCCACATTTCACCCATCATTCTATCTTTTATATCTTGGGTAGATGGTCTTTTCAAACGCTTAACGTAATCCGACCACGCCATCCAAAAATTACCGGAGAAATGAGGTTTGCCTGTGCCGAAAGACGTAAGATTGCACCCTACCGCATCCCAGTTCTGTAACTCGTAACACGCATCTTCATGATTTTCTATAAGAAAATATAACATAGCATGGTTCCAATCAATAGCATGTGGGTTATTATTAGTAACCCCTTTGTTCATAATATACATAACAGGAACATTATCAGTTCTGGACTCGCAAAATTTCTTTAGCAGGAGCAGAGTATCCCACTCCTTGTTTATAGGAAATTCAGGAGAGGGGTAATAAATGTGCAATCCTTCGGGGGTAGAACCTGGGAAGAAATCCCTAGTACAGGATTCGGATGAAGCGCATATAAATATAGTGCTTTTGTCTATGAAGGATTGAGGGAAACGTTTCCACATTTCCTTTAAATGCTCTTGCCACTCCCCCACACAGTACACATGAAAAAACAGGTATATGTGCTCTACGCGATGCCAAAGCCAATCATCTTTTATTTTACTGTTAGGAGGTTTTATCGGGACATTTTTCATGGTTAGATTCCTGTGCCTCGACCATCCATATGTGCGTAAAGCGAAGGCAACTGCTCGTCTTTTTCAGAGACTATAGGATTACTAACTCTCCAATCGATATTAAGAGTTGGGTCATTCCATTTTATACCCCCTTCGGATTCGGGGCGCCAAAGCCTATCACATTTATAAAGTACGGTTGCCTCTTTGGAGAGAACCGAGTATCCGTGAGCAAAGCCTCCGGGAATCCAGAACTGCTTACGATTCTTCCCAGACAATATAACAGCTTCATACTTTCCAAAAGTGGGAGACCCTTCCCTGATGTCCACCGCAACGTCAAGAATCTTTCCAGTTAAACAAGTAATAAGCTTTCCTTGTTCGTGTGGTGATGTTTGAAAGTGCAACCCTCTAACTACATTCTTATGGGAGTAAACCAGGTTATCCTGAAAAAATATTTGGTCGTAACGCTCGGAATTAAAAGACTCCATGAAGTAGCCCCGTTCATCCTCGTGTTTCGCGGGAGTAATTATCTCCAAACCTTTAATGGGTAATTCTATCCGTTCCATTTCTTCATTACCTCCTCTACGTAAGAGAATACATCATCATTGTAATGAGGCGAAGAGCCTATAAAAAATACAGTATCTAAAACTTTTGTGGCTTTAGGGTATTTCTTATAATCATCTAAATGCTTATACCCCGGATGCATTAAAATATTACCTGCGAAATATGGACGTGTTTGTATATTATACTCTTCTAGGTGAGAAACTAATTTTCTTTTTATTTTTATATCACATACTACAGGAGTGCCAAACCAAGAAGTGTGAGAATTAGGTAGCTCGACAGGAACCTGTACTCCCTCATACTGGTTTAAAATATCACCTAATACTGTCTTACTAGTCCTACGGTTACTGTGAATCTCATCAAACTTTTCTAGTTGTACAGACCCTATAGCGCCTTGCATGTCTAAAGGTTTTACGTTATACCCCATATTAGTGAAGATATATTTATGGTCTACCTCTCCTTCATATCCAGGGAGCCATTTATCAAACCTTTTGCCACATGTTCCACATGCTAGGAGATTGGCTGGTCCTACGCAGTAGCAGTCCCTTCCCCACCAAGCGAGGCTTCTAGCAATAGATATTAGGTCTTTGGGACCGGACACCATACCCCCTTCAGCAGTGCTGATGTGGTGCGCAGGATAAAAAGAACATGATGCCGCGCAGGCATACTCGTTTAAATACTTATCATTCCATTTACTTCCTAAAGAATCGCAGTTATCTAAAACTAACTTTACTCCATTAAGTTTACATATCTGTATAAGCATGTCCATATTAGGAGGATTTCCTAAAACAGGAGATAGTATAACTGCTACCGTTTTGGGAGTAATCTTCTTCTCTATCTCAAGTAAATCAAAGTTTAAAGTATCTGTCTCAATATCCACAAAAACAGGCTTTAACCTATTTTGGACAATAGGTGCAATTGTCGTAGGGAAACCTACAGGAGAGACGATAACTTCATCTTCGTCTTTCCAGCCGTAATACTTTTTAAGAGCTGCCATCATAATCAGATTGGCAGAACTTCCTGAGTTTACCATTAGGGACTTTTCAAAGTTGAACTTTTTAGAAAAAGCTTTCTCAAACCGGTTAACATGCTGCCCAGAAGATAACCACTTACTATTCAATAGAGCATCCATAGCCGCTACCACTTCTTTATTATCCCAATAAGGACCGGAGTAGTAAACTTTCATTTTGTTATCCTTATCCCGTTCGAAATGTCCGTTATGGACAGAAGGGATACTGCCCCCTTCTAAATACTCATTTAAAAATTCATTTATTTTCATCTTTTAATCTCTTGCTTGTAGCTTTAACAGCTTTGTTAGTTTTTTTAGCAGCTTCCATTCTTTGTTTTGCTGTTTTAGCGTCAGTCTTTTTGAGTCCGGCAGCTTCAGGGTCAGTACAAGTATACTTGGCATACGGGGACCCGCTTTTCTCTTGACCTTCTTTACTTAAAACACCCTCTTTAATATTTTTAACCTCGTCTTTTAACCAGTTCTCTTCTGCACTTTGCACATAATTATAAGAACGCTCGTGCCCTCCTGTATAATGACCTCCCATCCTGCCGAAACCTACACCGTCATATACACGAGGTGAAGGAGCTTTGCACTCCTCACAAGGAGTGTGTTGTACACCATCAATCTTTTCTAGCTTTCCATACGCTTCCATAGAGATAAGCTCTTCGAACTTTCCATGTTCTTTACATTCAAAACTATAAATTGGCATTTTTTGTTTTTACGGTTGTTATTCCTTTAGTCTTTTCCACTATAAGGTGCTCAGCCCAATCCTCTATAAGACCTACTAAGTAATCATTATGTGTAATAATAAACATAGTCTTAGAGTTTGTAACTTCTTTTATCAGTTCGTGCAAACCCTTAATACCTTCTTCGTCTAAAGAGTCCGCTATCTCATCAAAGAAAATGATGTTAGAGCGGTCTTTTCCTGATAACAATAAAAGGTCGTTCAGTGCCAACATAACACTAAGAGATACTTTCTTTTTTTCTCCTCCCGACAAGGAGGTATAGTAAACTTTTCCATTTTTAAGATATACAGTTTCTTCTAAAAACTCATCAAAATCTATAGTAAAGTTTCCTGCTGTAAGGAAGTTCATATAGTAATTCGCGCGGTCATTGAAGAATGTTAATATATTTCTAATAATATATTTAACTAGTCCTTGTTCAGAAAACGCTACCTCCCAAAACTTTAATATATCGTATCTTTTTTGAGCGACTGTAACTTCATCTAAATGCTTTTTCTTAATGCGTCTGTGTTCTCTAATCTGGCTATCGAGATTAGATATTTTTACATCTATAGTCTTCGCTTCTTCAATAAGTTCAAAATCAGCTACAGTTATTGGAATATAATTCTCATCTAGCTGTACCTTTAACTCCTTAAGTGATTTCTTTAAGTCTAACAGTGTAGAATTTTTATCTACAACATTTTGCTCATCTTCTTTTATCATTTTCCAAATTTCTAAAGATACTTTAGAGCAATGCTCACAGGCACCTCCTTTATATCTCTCTATTCTTGATAAAGAAGATTTTATATCTGCCCGTGTTTTACTTAGTTGGTGCGCGACTGATTCATATGTTACATCTAAATCATGGTATAAGCGTTCCTTTTCTTGTATTTCTGAAATAGAATACTTATTTATAAACTCGGCTTTTTCTGAAGAAAAGATAGTCGTAAACTCTTTCTTGGCGGTTCTCAGTTTTTTTAACTTACCTTTAAGTTTGTCGGAACGAGCAAAGGCTTCATCGTTTAATGTTGAAGCGACTTTCTTTGTGTTTAAGGCGCGGGATTTTAAAGACCTTATCTTACTTCTCATTTCAAACAAGTCAGAGATGTTTAAGAAGTTCTGGATGATTGCTCTTTTTTCGTCGGCGGTTGCTGTTAGAAAATCCGTCTTTATGCCTTGACCGAATACAATAGATGCGAGAAATACCTGAGGGTTAATATTTAACGTTCTTTCTAGGTATTTTTGAGTAGCCATAACATTATCCCTAGTTTCGTTTTTATCTCCCACTCTAACAACTAGCTTTGAAGGTTTTTTAGTCCTTTCAATAACCACATTATCATTAACAGTTAATGTAACTTTGCACTTACCGCCAGTGTGAAGATTTGTTAAACTTTTCTCAGTAGTCTTTCTTATTGTTTTTCCAAATAGTGCAAAAACTAAAGCTTCTATTACGGAACTCTTGCCAGCCCCATTAGAGCTTATAGGCTTGGTATCTTTATTTCTCCCCTCTACTAAAACAAGCTCAGAAAATTGCTCAAAATCTATGGAAACATTCTCCATAGATAAAAAGTTTTCAATAACGATATTGTTAATTTTCATGAGTTCTTATTTCGTTTAATGTGTCCATAAGTTCTGTTTTAGAGAATACGGTATCACTAGAATCGATGTACTCTCCTATAATAGTATCATCTAATGCAATTACGGGCTCAATACAATCATATTCTGAATCATACTTCTGCATTATATCCTCAAACGATATCTCCAAATGATTTATATCGTATTTTTTCGAAATCTCTTCCTGCAGCTGATTCTCAACCGATGCGTCCAGCGTGTCAAGCTTAAGACGTAGAATGGTGAAAAAATCCGAGAACTTATACTTCCTATTGGCTTCTTCAAGCGTGTCCAGCGTAGCGGTGATATGACGAATCCCGTAATCAATAGGGATACGTACCACTTCCACCACTCCATCTCTGACCAGCAACTCGTGTCCGAATTTTTGGGCATTAGCCTCGCCGAAAGTAGTCGAGTATTGCGTTCCGAGTACAAAAATATTTTTCCCATATTGCTTTGGCTTATGTATATGTCCTAAAAAACATAGTCTTTTTTTTCCTATATGACTACGTTTGACGTAAGATTCATATTTATAATTGCCATTAGCGACACAACCATCAAACCCCCAATGACCAAACACATGATTTTCACTCGCTTTTAAATCTTTAATAATCCTAGATTCATCCTCGTAATGAGGAATAAAATCAAAATCAACAGAACCTATGCGATGAGTTGTTGTTTCGGTAAATATAGTTGCTATATCGGAAAATAAAGAAAGAGTTGTTCGAGTACCTCCATCTTTTGTAATGGTGTCATGGTTACCTCTATTAATTAAAATTTCTTTTGTTTTAAAACTAAGAAGTAATTTTCTAAACGCAAGAAGCTCTGCACCTTTGGGGTTTCTTCTATGAAATATATCCCCATTAATAACAACAACATCGGCTGGTTTTCTGTTAACCATTTTGGTTAAGGTGTCTACCTGCTTATCTAAGTACCCTGGAATATAATCTGAGCGGAGGTGTAGGTCTGTAAGTATAACGGCTCTACACATGTGTGATAAATTCTTTAATTTCTTTGGCATTAAGGAGGTGTCCATTGGCACCAAACTCTGCATCAGTGAGATTCCCAAAGGAAGTCCCAGCTTCTATGTCCACTTCAAACGGGACTACAAAGTCTATATTGTACATATCTTTAAAATCCTCTGTCGTAGATAAAACGTATTTCAAAGTTTCTGTACACTTTTCAACCTTATCTAGGTCACATTGAACTTCAACTGAGTCGTGTACGGTGGCTAAAATATCCATACCTAGTCCTAAAGCCTCGTTATACTTATGCAATCTTTTTATAGAATGTAGCATGAGGTCAGATGCAGAACTTTGAATTACAAAATTCATCCCTTGTCTCAAAGCACGGTACTGATACTTTTTAATTGGACTATTAACATTTGGTAGATGTCTACGACGACCAAACAAACTTACAGCGTATCCGTTTGCTCTAATAAATTTATGAACTTGTTGAATCCATGAGAATACTTTAGGGAAGGCATCTTGATAAGATTTAAATATATTTTTACAGTATCCAACAGATTTTCCAACCTGTTCCGCTAACTTAAAGGGACCTCCTCCGTACACAATAAGAAAGGATACACTTTTAGCAATTTGGCGTTCTTGCTTGGTTACTTCTTCAATGGACTTGCCGAATACAAGGCTCGCGGTAAACTTATGTAAATCCTCACCTTCCGTAAAAGCCTTTATAAGATTTTCATCTTTACAGCACTGAGCTAGTACTCTAAGTTCAGCTTGGGAAAAGTCGGCAGCAAGGAAAGCTTTGGTTTCGTTATCGGATTGCATAAGATTCCTGATATTAATATCTCCCCCTTCTTCATCTTCTCTAGGTAGAGTATGGAAAGATACCCCTTTACGCTTGCCTTTTCCCGCGTCAGAGGCAGAACAGCTGAGACGCCCTGTAACGACCGTAGCGAAGTTATAATTAGAATAGATTCTACCATCCTCATTATACTCTAACGCGTCTTGTACGCCCTTTACGTACGTCCTGTGTTGCTTTACACGATACTTGTACTTAAGCAAGCTTTCGATGAACTCTTTAGCATTTTTATCTAGACCATCCTCAAGAACTTTGCTTAAATGCGCTTCTGAAATCTTAGGTATTTTAGTTTTAGCTGAAAACTCTTGAGGAGTTAAATCGAACCCATCAGAAGTAAATAGGACCTCCGCCATTTGCTGGGTAGAGCGAGGGTTGATGTCGTCAACGGGAGATAATTTCTCAATAGTCTCCTCTAGTCTTTTGACCTCTTTCTGCAAAGCTACGTCCAAAGTTTTTAAATACTCGGAATCTACCTTAATACCTGTGTTTTCTACAAGACCTAGAATAACCAAAATATCTTTAAGTAAGTTATCATAAACTAAGTTAACCTTAGTTTTTTTCATTTCCTTTCTTAATATATGATAGGACCGTAATGTAAAATCGCAGTCCATAGCGTTGCCAAACGCTAAATCATCTAATGGCATATTTTCCCAATCTTGGGACTTTCCGTTTGTTACTGTAAGCATTGTACCTCCTTAGATATAATAGTTAATCTTGGTCTAAACACACCGACTTTATCAGCCTAGCGCAAACTCTATAAGGGTCCATATTAGCGGAAGGTCTTCTATCCTCTAAATACCCTCCATCTTTAGTCGTAGCTAGTGGGATTCTAATACTAGCACTTCTGTCTGTTTTACCTGCGGTAAAAGTATCGTAAGAGGATGTTTCACAGTTACCTGTCATTCTCTGACTATTCCAAGCACCGTACACCTCCAGGTGGCTACTATGCCTACCCTCTAAACGGTTTATTGCTTCGACAACGTAATGATAATCACTCCTCATCCATTTAGTAGAAAAATTAGTATGGCATCCAGCTCCGTTCCACTCACCCTTACACGGCTTTGGGTGGAAAGAATTAAAAACTCCTGCTTTTTCTGTAACACGTTCTAAGATGTAGCGAGACATCCAAAGGTCATCCGCAGCTTTAAGGGATGCAGTAGGACTGGTCTGATACTCCCATTGAGAAGGCATAACCTCTGCATTAGTACCGTATAAATCTATACCCGCCTTCAAACACATGTCTAAATGGGTATTTGAGATATCTCTGCCAAAAGCATTCTCAGTTCCAACTCCACAGTAATAGTCTCCTTGTTGTTCGGGTTCCCCGTTATACCACGCTAAAGGTGTATTTTCATCTAAGAATAAAGTATACTCCTGCTCAAAACCAAACCACATTTCTGCATCTTTCCCTTGCAAGGACTCAAGCTCTCTTCTAGTGTTAGAGACATGCGTTGTTCCATCTTGGTTAAAGACCTCACAAAGAACTAACACCCCGTCTTCTAAAAACGGATTAGCGTATACACGCACGGGTGAAAGTATAGTATCAGAATCCTCTAAGTCGGCTTGATAAGTACTTCCTCCGTCAAAGTTCCATTGAGGGGGAATTAGTTTGCCTTTCTTAGGAGCCTCTAATACCCTAATTTTACTTCTAAGATGAGGCATTGGGGACTCTCTACCGTCTAACCAAACATACTCTGCTTTAATTTTGTCCATAGTCTTATTATAGTCTAAAACTTCTCAAGTTCTTTGGGAAAATATTCCTTAACTAAATCCATCAATCCATGAGGCATATTCTCATCTACTAACGAATGCATCATTTGAGTATCATCGATATTAGCAAACATGTCTACCCCCCAATTACGAAGAAATTTTAAATCAAACTTACAGTTATGAAATACTTTATTAACATTACCAGCCATTAGTAATCGGACGTACTTTTTAATATCATCTAGTTCGTCTTCAGTAAAAGGTGACTCCCTATGGTAAAAAGGTATTACGAAAGCCTCTCCTTCATCAGTGGCAACTCCAAAGGTTGTAATCTTATCCTTTTTATAATCAAGACCTGTAGTTTCTAAGTCTACTGCAATAACGTCTCTTTTTAACGCTTCTGTTATGCAATCGACCGCTTGTTTCACAGTCTTACAAAGCTCGTAAGAAGAATTAGCGAGTTTGTTATTATTAAGTATGAACTTTCCGTACGCGTTATTAATATCTTGTACGAAAAGACCTCTTGTGCTAGGTTCAGAGTATAGGGAAAAAGGGTGGTACACCGGAACGACAGGATAGTCCTTGCCGTCTATCTCAAGATGGTATTCCTTACCTCTTTTATTTCCCAAACCGGATTTTTTCAAAACGGTTTTCATCGCCAGATTACCTAAAACAAAAATTAGGTCCGGGTCAATGGTTTTAATATCCTCTTCTATAAGAGGTCTATTTGCGTGTAAGTCTGCCGTGGTAGCCTCGTCTTCTGTGAGACCTACCTCTTTAATCGCAGCAGCAAACTGATACGAGTTGTCTGGAATATCACTCTTGTCCAGTAAAGATTTTAGCATTGAATACTCATTATCAGAGAATTCATATACCTGCCCACGTTGCATTACGCAACTATCATGAATGAAAAGAATTTTCTCATCACTGAGTTCTTCTCGGTAAAAATTTTCAGTTTTTTCAAAACTATTGATTAATTTGTCTAAGTTCATCTATTATACTATGTTATGAGTCCAAAGAAACATTATTTAAATAATAAGGAATTCGAAGGGGTTATTTCCAAATACTTGGAAGACCCCTCCAAAGACCACGAAAACGATTTAGTGGAAAAATTAGATATTCTAATTACAAACATTTTGCTCTCTTTTAAATTCAAGGTAGATTTTGATGATGCGAAACAAGAGTGTTTCATGCTTGCGTTCAAAACTTTAAAGAATTTCAAAGGGTCTAAAGGTTCAGCGTTCAACTACTTCACTACTGTTATAGTAAACAATCTGAAGTTAATGTACACGAAAAACAAAAAGTACATGCAAAAAATTCATGATTACCAAGAAATCGTAAATAGTTCTACCCCTTGGAAGGGGCGGGCGTAGGTGCAGAAAAATAGGAATGTACTTTAGGGTACTCTATCATAACTGAAACCCTTCCTCGGTTAACTTTTACTATGGAAGGTGCGCTATTAATAGCAAAGGCTGCAAATGCATGAGGAAGTTCCCAACTGGAGATTAGGTATACGTCCTCATCTTTGTCAGACTCCTTAAGTTTCCACTCGTTCAACACCTCTACGATTCTAGCAGAACGGTCACACCACTCCGAATAATATAATAAGGTAAATGCCTTTTTCTTTTTATTCTTGAGTAGGTGGTTCAAAACCTTCTCGTCTCTACTAGTTAGCTTCGTTACCGTCCTCATCAGACTCCTCCGTTTCAACCTTGGAAACTTCAATGTCTATAGTGGTATCTTGAACGGATTCAATTTTTTCCTTGTGCTCGTCCAGTATAGCACTCTTCTCCTCTTCGCTTAGTTTGTCAACGGACTGAGAAACTTCATCCATAAAGGAGCCAAGTCCTTTGAAAAAGATAAATTTAGCAAATTGCGCTTCATCAGTTTTAGAGCCTCCAAGCACAGCATCTTTCACAGTATTCCACTGTTCAGATTCATTTTTATTCATTTTGATATACATTTTCATGCGTCTATTCCCTTCTTTATTTTTGATTTTAAAAGAAAAACCAGAAGTATTTATTTTTAATTTTTGTTTTGTGACTTTCATAAGATATGTCTAAGTATGACAGTCTAATTGAAATGGGTGAATTTGGCAAAAAGAAACGTGTGAATAGTAAACGCAAAGGTTCGACATTCGAACGTAATATTGCCAAGATTTTAAATGAGCGGTTCAATACAAAAGAATTTGCAAGAACACCGGGTTCAGGAGCTTTTGGCACTACGCACAAAAATCTCCCACACTATTTTAAAGTCGCGGGAGACCTAATAACGCCGGAAAAATTTCGATTTGTTTTAGAATGTAAGACAGGATACGATTTAAGGCTAGAAGATTTGTTTAAACCTAAGAGTGATTTGTTTAAATTCATAGACCAAGCTTCTAGGGATGGCGAGACAGCAGGAAAGCCGTGGCTGTTAATATATAAAAGGGATAGGCAAAAAGCTTTGGTAGTAACTTTAGAAACATTTAACCTAAAGAAGTCTGTTGCCTTTGGTGAATATAATATGTACCTACTTGAAGAAGTATTAAATCTCCCGTACGAAACATTCTTTACTTCGGATACTTAATACGTTTAGCGGTCGCTTTTCTCTGACAAGCTAGAGTGAACTCGCCTTCTTGGTTTTCTTTATACCCTTTGGCGGTTTTCTTTTTACGAGTATCAGCCCCTCCTACTTTATCTCCGTCCTTATCGAAGATTGACACGCCACCAAGTCGCATTTTAACCTTTCCCCCGTTAAAGATGGCATCTGTATTAACAGCCATTAAGTCTGCAACTCTGGCTACATAGACAGAGGTGTCGTTCCCTGCTGTTATAATCTCATTTCCAGCAGAACCCATAGTTACCGCTAAAGCGTTAAAAGCAACTCCCTTGGCGTAGGATGGATTACGCTCGGCTTCCTTTATACGTTCAAACTGAAACATTTTAAGAGCAAACCTTTCAGGTGCAAAATCCCTATGGGAGGGGTCTAATACATTCATCATGTCCTGTATTTGGCGATTAAACTCAGATTCTTGTTTCTTATCGCATTTACCTCTAGGGGCTTGGCAGCCTTGTTTTTTAACCTCTTTTAAGTAGGAGAGTGTAGTTCTTGCATTAGACTTATCTATATGCGCCCATTTATTTCTAGTTTCTAAATAAAGTTTTTCATCTGTTTCTTGGGCTTTTCGACATACCTCTTTTTGTTTTGAAGTTAAACCTTGGTCTTCCATTTGCTGTTCTCTTAAAGCTTTCACTTCATCATACCCATCCCACTCAGGGTCAAAAGTTTTCTTTACTGAGGTAGCACCTGCTCCTAAAGATTTAGCTCCAGACTCATAAAACTTATTTGAAAACTCTAAACGGCATTTTGGCTTAGAGCCTTTAGATGCATCGCACGTAACATACTCTTCCATTTGGGGAGGTATATCGACTCCAGGCTTCAAGTGAACTACTACATCAGCTCTATGTCCAGGCTTAGTTTGTTGGGCGGGATGTTCTATTCGGTCTATCATCTCCGGCTCTAACCCTATA